CATTCCCGGCATCATTTTGAACTCGTCCTTAATTTCGAAGTATTCTGCTGTGAATTCAAGCTCTTCAGTGAGCGTATCATCACTATCAGCGTCAAAGGCTGCTAGAGTTATTGAGTCGAGATTGCAACCATACAATACGATTGTCTGTTTTCCAATATCTGATGCTGTAATGTCCTCGTTTACAATCATCATTTCGAAGTAAACATCTTCGCCTGTCTGCTGGAATTTGTAAGCCAACTGTCTCCAAATAGATGTATTGAAGTGGAACTCAGCACTACCAGTTATTGAAGCACTTGTTCCTTTATGTCCTTTTGTCATACGACCAAGAATCGGTATTTCAGTCTTTTCTCTCTCGAAAGTAACCTCGAGATTGATTGCTGACATAAAATTATAACGCTGGTCATCTATGTTTATATAACATTCAGCCATCTTAGCTGAAACAGCATTTTTAGCAAGCATTGTCTGTGCCATAGAACATCAACCTCCTTACTGTACAACAATAGTCATATAAAGCTGTGCCATAGCGTTAACTGGTGTAACAACCTCGTTAACAACTACTGATTTCTTATTAACACCCTGTTCAACCTGCAACAGTGAGCTATCATAGTTTTCAATAGCTTGTAATGATTCAAGCTCTCTACGATGTTTAACAATATCTGCCCAAAAACTTGATCTACCAGTACTATTGTTTGGAATCTTACCAATATATTTGGTGTTAAATAATTTGGCTGTATCATTAGCCATCTGGTCAACTACTCGCATTGTTTGGTTTGACTTAAAGTCTTCACCTTTTGTTTCAGATGTTGATACGAGTGAGTTAATATCTTCCAATATACGAATGTCACCATATACTCTATGGAATACAAACTGACCATTCTTTAAACACTCAATAAGTTGTGACTGAGTTCTATTGTCAACTATTGTATACTCACCATTATAGATGTCATTTGTACATGAAGCGTTGATTTCACAACCAGCTTCTGCTCCAGCCACCCAAGCTACCAAGGCATACTCTGGTGCGTTCTCGTCGGATACTGTTGACACAACATTGATAACACCCTCGTAATCTGGTGTACTCTGATTGTATACAACAACCTGACACTTCTTACCAAAGTCATCACGCCACATTTTAATAGCTGTAATGTAGGCTGAAACTTCCTCTGAAACATTTGTATAAGCACAAAGGATGTTAAAATCGTATGGTTCTAATGCCGCAATAGCATCTTCGACAGTTATTGAACCATCATCTGATCCGTTGTCGAATACATATACTTTATTAGCACGAACAAAGATTTCACGCAATGGTGCAGCATCTACAGACGCATATTCTACACCAAGCAACTCTTTAGCATTTGTTACGAAATCGACTCTACTAAGTTCAATAACAGTTCCTGGTGCTTTACCAAGTGGTAATGCTATAGCGACTATTCCACGCTCACCAAGAGCTGACGAAACTCTTCCAGCGGTAACTACGTTAATATAAGCACCCGGAAGCTCTTTGTTCTGTGAAACCCAAATTCCACCGCCCAGCATATTATCAGTCCTTTCTAAATTCCATGACCTGCATTTTAACATCAATGTTATGTTTGTAGGAATCCATTGAATCCTCAATGTTACTATCTTTGATACTCATGAACTTATAAGTCACAAAGACTTCTAATACATTTTCTGCGATTTGCCAGTTGAGACGTTCACCACGAAGTAGTGAATCATCTACTGGAAGATACTCCAAACATTCAATGATTTTTTCAGCCATAGAATAACAATCTTTTTTTAATTCGTTCTCGCTGTCACTAAAATAGTGAATTACTAAAGGCATCGTTCTATCGTATAATCGTGCGTTTCTTGACCTCTCCATTGGAGTTATCATACCAACCACAAAAGCTGGAGTACGAAAACCCTGTTGAACGTCTTCCACGTAATACCGATATTTATTGCCAAAGGTGTTACCTAAATGCTTAGTGACAGCATCTAAAATAGTATTAACCATTAACCTTTAGCACACCTTTTTAACCAGTTTTGTAAGTGTTTATACATTATTCGTTCCATATCGTGAGTACCAACAATCATCTCTTCAATGGATTTTTCCACGAAAAAATGACCAAATACAAAGTACTTAGACATGTTGCCAGAATAGTATGGAACTGTTCTATTGTGAACTTCTAAATATGGACCATCTTCTCGATTCTTAACGTGATGTCCGTCGTTAACCCACTTGGCATACTCCACTTTATTAGTAAATGTAACCTCGTATCCATTCGCCACTTTTACAACCCGATAGGATAAATTACTACCGTTTAACCAACCACCAATTAACTTACCTGTTTTAACAGGTGTATTATTAGATATTACATCTAAAAATTCTTTAGCTAACTCTTTAGTTAGTTTTTTTAGAGAGTATTCAATCATACTTTTATCGTTTAAACTATCTGCAAACTTTGAGAATCCGCTAAAGTCCCATTTTATTTTCATCGAGCAAACTCCTCATAAAAATCTAAAGGTACTTCTTGGTGGTGTGTATAAATAGCTGGTACATTTGACCGCTTATATTTAGTAGTAACATTGTGTTGAGTAACTTCTATTACTGAGCCTTCTCTTATCTTTAAATCAGGACGAATTATCAACATAATAACTTGTTCCACATAAGGAACACCGTCAATTAGGTTTACCACTTCATGAGTGTTATAAGTAACTCGCCTATAAGAAACTCTACAAGGTTCATCATATACAACAGGTACTAGTTTATGACTGGTTTGATAGGTAATTGGGTCTGTGACCTCTTGATATTCGTAAATAGTACATCTACCAATCCACAAGACAGCTAATGGATTATTTTCTATACTCAAAATATTAAACTACGGTAAGGAGTGATCCACTTATCAAATCCTCGGTCAAGCTTATTTACGAAAGAATCAAATCTATTCTCAGGAGTATCTTCACCTTGACCAACAGCGTATGTGATTGTGGTGTCACCTTCTTTAATACTCTTAATTACTAGGTCATAATTAAAACCAGTTAATTTACCAGAGTTCTTTTTATAAAAGAGGAAGTAACTACAAACTCGGTCTATGATACGTGTATCCAAGATAGGTGGAACTTCGTTTATGTGGCAATAATTCAAAACGTAACTAACCGTGTTACGTATTTCAAAATCAATCGCTTCATAATCGTCTTCCGTCGCAACATATCCAAGTTGTTTTAATCTACTAACTACACCATCTCTAGTAACCACTCACTCACCCCCTCACTATCTCTAAAAGTTTCTCCTTACTACGAATATTTCTAATTTCACGCCCAAAACCATTTTCTCTTGCCCAGTCTCTAAGTTCATTTGGAGTCATTTTTTCGAAGTCTGGTTCATTATTTTTGTCATTTTCGCAGCTTTCGTTGTTTTCGTTGTTTTCACAGTCTTCATCATTTACCAACTCGTTAATATTTACGAATTCAGGGTCATCTTCTACAGTTTCATTGTTTTTTAATTCTATAAATTTTTTATATATGAATTCTTTTATACTTTCGAATTCTTTTTCTGTAAATTTAAATTTCTCTACCCATATTGGTAATTTAGGATAATTACTATCTATTTTTGATTTAGTTTTATTATGGTCTTTGATAAAAGCAATAGCTTCAGATTTATCTATATCAAATCCCATATCTTTAACCGCCCAAGCATAAATCAGCATTTCTTTTTTCCAATCTTCAAAATCTTTAAAAATAATTTTCCAAGCCGAACATGTCTTCCAATCTGTTATTTTCTTTTCTATTAAATCAATCATATCGGATCTACCGCTTAAGTAATATCCTTTTAATTCTTCCCAATATTTACCTAAATCAACTTTTAATTTTTCTTCTTTAAATTGTCCATCTGATTCCTTTGAATTTTCTATGACACTATGCACAGCAATTCCAAATATCATCCAACACATATCTGATACATCTTGCTCAATTTCATCAGTATATCTTCGTTCTAATATAATTTGTCTTGTAGGTTTTAAAATAGTAGTACAAGAATATTGATGTGGTGTTGGTTTATAATTGTTATCAACTAATTCTACTAATTGTTTTGGTAAATTTAAATTATTTGTAATTTTCATAATTCCCTCTATTTTAACTTTAATAATTTTTTTAAAATTTCTACTAATACATTAACAACAATACTATTACCAGCTTGTTTATATAATTGAGTATCAGAATTAACTAAACTAGCTTTTTCAAAATCTTTATCATCGAACCCCATTAGTCTCCAACTCTCTTTTGGAGTTATCTTTCTTATTCTTAAATTATTCATATTATCTCTCACCTTAACACATATTGCTTTAATATCGGCTAATGCTAAAGTACAACAATAATCTTTATATGTTCTTTTTCCTTTGCCATATCCATTAGGAAAACTAATATTAGCACTATAGCCTTCTTTAAAATCATCAATTATATCACTATAAACATATCTTTTAACATTACCATCTGAAGTAAACATTTTTTTCTGTAAATCTGTAAATAAAGATTTATTCATAATCATCTCTTTTTTTGATGACTTTAACCAAAGGTACATTACCTCCACCGGTTCCCATAGATGCAGTCAAAGTATTACAAGTATTATTTTTTTGTAACTTACCTTTACTACCAAAGTTTCTTATATATGACAATCCTTTTAAATTAAAATTTTCATCTAATTGTTTTGAAATATAATTACTAGCATCACAACGCCTTGAACCCTCTCCAGTATTTATAGCACTAGCTATAGTTTTATTTATTAAACTTTTTTCATTATTGCCAGTCCATTTTTCATTATCAGCGCTAATATAATCTACCATTCTATCACTCAAATAATATTTGTCTTCAACATCTTCTTCTAACAAATCCTTAAGTTTTATTTTTAATTCTTGTTTTTGTGGAAATTCAAAATCTATATTATTTTCTAATATAAAAGTATTGTTGTTTGTTGCTCTTATTGTTGGGCAAAGATTTATACCCACTTTATTATCTTGCCAAGCACTTTCGCAAGAACAGTTATAAATATCTTGTTTTGCATTTTTTATTTCGTTTTTTTCTCTATCAAAATTTTTATAGACTGATGGTTTTATATCTTTACTAACATCTATATCTTTTCTTATTGATACAGTAAAAACTCTTTCTCTATTTTGTGGTATTCCATAATCTTTTGCATTTAATACCTGATAAAAACTTTGATATCCTAGATCTTCCATAACTTTTAAATAATCTTTAAAATTATGAATATGTCTTTTGCTAATTAAGTTTTTAACATTTTCCCAAATTACATATTTAGGTCTCAATTTTTCTACTATTCTAACTGTTTCCCACATCAAACTACTTCTAGTTCCACTTCCTTTATCTGCTCCGTGTTGCAAACCAGCTGCAGAAATACTTTGACAGGGTGAACCATGCATAATAAGGTCTACTTCTAACTCCTTATCCCATTTACATATATCCTGTGGTTCAAAATTTGTGCCATGAATTGCATTAAAAGATTTAACTGCAAATTTATCTATTTCCACATAATCCACTATCTCAAAATCTATGCCTAATCTTTCTAATGCTTTACTACAAGCACCAATTCCACCAAAAAGTTCTAACAATTTTAACTTCATTATTCTCCAAGTTTAGATTTTAATAATTCTATTAATTCTTTCGCTTTTTCTTTTGTTAATTCTTTTGAAGTTCTAACCTTAAATTTTTTATATACATTTTGTTTGGCGACCATATTTTCAAAATTTTTAAATATTTGATTCTCACTTTTTTCAATTTTTCCAAATAAAACATGAATTAATTTTATTTGTTCTTCAGTAATCATTTCTTGATTAGTAGTTTTTTTAGTTACATTATTTTGTTTTTGATATTCAGTTGTATCAGCATCTTTATTATCATCGAGTTGTAATAATCCATTTAAGGCATACTTTCTAGCATAACTTGAACTTGCACCAGTAATTTGACTTGCATCCATACCTTTTTTAGTTTCTTCTTCTCTAGCTTCCGCTGTTGTTGAAATGCTTTCATTTGAATCTAAGTCATATAAAGTAGCTGTTGCTCTTATATAATATCTATCTCCAACATAAATAACTTCATCACTACAAGTTAATAAACAATTATGTTTCTTACATACAGGTTTACTAGCTTCCATAATATCTTCACAGTTTCTAAAATTATAATTACCAAAATTATTCCTTTGATTTTTTGGCACTTTTAATTCTTGTTGAATTTCAAAAAGTTTTTTTAATACACTATTCATTTAACACCACCATTTTTAATCTTTAAAACTTTTGTTAATTGTTTTCCAGTTAAATTAATTTTTAAATTACAATGCATTCCTATAATTCTATTTGCTGAATAGTTACATAATAATTCATCTAATTCTTCATTACTTATTCTCATACAATATCTCCTGTACTAAAATCAATTTTTAAGTTATATCTTTTAATGAATCCCTGTAAAAGATTTCTTTTTGTTAAATACATCTTTCTTATTCTTGATTCATAATCTTTTATTCCTATCATTACATCTTCAAACTTAGTAGTAGCTTTAAATCCATAATTAGGTGAATGAGTTATACAAAAATCTACTTTTCCTTCTCCCCAATCACGATTCCATTTTTCAACTTTACTTCTCCAAGTTCTTGATGAAATGTTTATATTGTATTTTGTATATAATTCATCTAGTATATCTTTTTGTTTTTTCCAATTTGATAAATCAACTAATTCTATCATTAAATAAGTCCTCCGTAATTTCATCTAACTTATAATTAGGCGATTTGCCAACATAAGTTAGTAAAACATTTTCTAATAAATGTTTAGGAAATCCACCAGGCATCTTATCATAAATTCTTCTGCATATCTCATAATAATTTTTTTCAAATGTTAAATCATCCATTGAATATAATTTATCTTTATTTAAATCTTTTTCTAAATACCTTTTAGACATTTCTTCTAAATATTCAATAGAACTACATCTTCCAAAATGTTTATTATAATCTTCATAATTTACTTTCTTTCTACAAATTTTGCAAATAATTTTTGGGATAATAATATCGTTCTTTTCTTCAGTAGTTTTTAAAAACTTTACTAAATAAAATACATCAGGATATCTCCCAAAATTATCTGAGTCTTTAAAATATTCATCTAGTTTTTTATTAACATCATCAAAGTCATAAGGTTCTAATACTCTAGTCCACTCATTTAAAACAGGTTTTGTAATTAAAAATGATTGTCTATGTATTTGGACTTTTTCTAAAATATCTCCAACTTGTTTTCTATCCATTAATTCTCTCTTAATTCTTTCAAAACTTCTTGTCCTAAATCATAGTTTGATTTTGACTTATACTGAACATTATTTTGAATTTTATCCCAAATTATTCCTTTGTAATTTGAAGACATACTAAGTTGAATAATATCAATTACTTTTTCTTCACCAAATTTACTAATTTTGTTTTTGATTTGAGTTAATAAAGACTTAAATCCTAACTCTCTATAACTCTCGTTCCTTTGAAGTTTGTACTCTAACCATGACATCAATGTTTCTTTTAAACTATTACTATATTTATTTTCATTTACATATTCATTTATATTTTCATTTACATTTTCATTTTCCATATGTTTAACATATGTTCTTTTGGTACGATTAGCCCTTCTACTTTCAACATATTTCTTTCTTTTTAGACACTCATCTTCAAACTTAATATTGTAGTATTTTCCATCTAAGTCTTTAACAAAAAGATCAAAGACTCTTTCAATGTGTTTACCACAAATATTTAACATATCTAATTCAGATAAATGACCATTTTGATGTTGTAAGCATAATAAAGTAATAAACATACCGATTTCACTATAATTCATTGTTCTTGTTGTTGTTAAAAAATCACTAGTATAAAACAATACTGCTGGTGATTTATTTTCTTGCTCCATAAGTTCCTCCATCTTTTTTTCTTCATATTTAATATCAGCTATATAATTTTCAAATTCCAATTTTAACATCTACCTTTATTAGTTTTGATACATCCAAAACATCACACAATATTTCAAATTGACAAGGCTTTATTTTAGCAAGACCTAACTCCCACCTATCAATAAGTGGTCTGGAATAACCAGTTTTACTAGCAACTTCAGTAAGTGTTATATTTTTCTCCTGTCGTATGTTTCTAATTTGAGTTCCTAATGCTTTATAAAAATAGCTATCAATGGTTTTTATAATTTGCATTTTTACATTTCACCTCACTTTCTTTATCAAATGAGTGAGCATAAACACATTTCGTACAAACTATATTGACTATATTTTATTTGTTTGTTATAATTAAATCGTGTCGAAAAAAATGCACTTGCAAACAATATATTTGCATACATTCAAGGCACAAAAAAGACAATGAGTACAAAATGTATTCGTTGGTCGCTTGGGGATTAGGTTTCAATTTTTCGAGGATCGAACCTAATTCTCTTTTTTTATCCAACATAGAGTATATCACTCTCTTACCCTATGAACTGACTATATCACAAATCTATATTTTTTACAATTAAAAAAAACAAAATTAAATAAATATTTACCTTTTATAAAAAGAACATTATATGTTCTTTTTTTATGTACAGTGAAAGTACAGTAACTTTTTTGCTAAACTTTTTTTAACAAATTAAAAAAAACTAGCCGAGTTTGATGGATGTTTTATCAATTTTATGTTAGAATGTCATCGGCTGTTAAAGAAAGGAGAAAATTATGGCTATATGCAGATATGATGAAAAAGTTAACGGTCAATGGAGGTACTACATTAGAACATACATTAAAGATTCTAATGGAGTTTCAAAACAAATTACCAGAAGAAATAAAAACTGGTTAGGAAATGAGGGAAAAAAATTAGCACAAGCAGAAGAAAATAGATTGATTAATAGTTCTGTTGCTAAAGAATCCCAAAAAACTGTTAATAGTAAATTAACTATCAATGAACTTTTTGAAATATATATAACTTCAAAAAACAAAAAGATAGATGATGATTCATTATATTTGATAAGAAAAGACACTACTGCTCATTTTTTAAAAACAGAAGGAAAAAATCTTGTTGTTAGATACACACAAGAAAAATATAAAGAATGGCAAGATTTTAAAATAAACGATACCTATGAAAAAGGAAAAGATGAGTTTGGTGTTCCTAAAAAATATAATTACAGTTTAAAATTTTTAAATGAAATACATCGATATGTTTGTGAAATGTTTCAACTTGCAGTAAATAAAAAGATAGTAGATGAAAATTACCCTAAACAAGTTGGGTTATTTGGAACTAAAAAACAAAGAACTCTTGAAAAAAGAAACAAAAAATGGAATATAATATCATATAATGATTATTTGAAGCTTATGAATTTAACTGAAGAAAATAAAAAATATAATCTAATGTTTGATATTTTCTTTTCTGAAGGTCCAAGACCTGGGGAACTTATGGCATTTAGATGGGTAGATTATGATGAGGAAAATTCGAGATTAAAAGTCAATTATACACTTACTAAAAAAGGAAACGGGCCTAGAAGATTAAAAGAGCCGAAAACTCCTGCTTCAAAAGATTATCTTCCTTTAGATGAAAGTCTAAATAACAAATTAAAAAAATATAAAAAAGAATGTATGAAAGAAAAAGGGTTTAGTAATAATTGGTTTATTTTTGGAAAAGAAAAACCTATATCAGAACATGCTATTGATAATGCTATAAATAAATATATAAAAAAAACAGGTCTATCTCCTGAGTTTAGAAAACACGACTTTAGACATTCATTTGCTTCTTGGATGTTTTCTATGAAACTACCATTACCATATATTTCTAAAAGAATGAGACATGCAAGTATATCAGAAACTTTAAAAACTTATACTCATATTATTCCTGAAGATTATTACAATTATAACAATTTTATAAACGATTTTAAAAAGAATAATTTAAAACAAGACCAAAAACAAGACCAAAGCTATACAGCATACGAGTTTTCCCTTTGTTTTTAAAGGCTTTATGATAAATTTGATACGAAGTCCCTTCACTCGCACCACTTAAGAGTAGTAAAAAGAGTTCTTCTTTTTTTTTGCTCTTATTCTGCTATTACAAATTATAGGTGGATCTTCTGAACTCATTCTACGACCACCCTATTATCTATAACTAAAATAAATTGATTAAGCACTAAAAGTTGTTATGGAAGAAAATTATGAAGAATTGTTAAAAAAATTTAAAGTTATTTCTAAATCAAAGTGGATACAAGGAATAAATAATTATACTAATTCAGCTGGATTAACTTTTGAATCATTACTAGATAAAAAAGCCGACAGCATGTTTTTTCCTGATTATAAAGATATAGAAATAAAATGCACTCAAAGATTCAGTCGTTATCCTATCACACTATTTTCAAAATCTTTTGACGGTCCATCGCTTTACCAGATGAATAAAATATTAAATAAATATGGTAGAAATGACATCATATATAAAGATAAGAAAATATTAAATTCAAATTTAAGCTGCAACAAAAAAATATTAATAAATGGTAAATATTATTTTAAACTTGAAGTATCTGAAAAAGAACAAAAAATATATCTTGCTGTATATGATACTTTAGATAATTTAATTGAAAAAGAAGCTTTTATAAATTTTGAAACAATTAAAACCATTCTAGAATTAAAACTTTCTACTCTAGCACTTGTCTATACAAGTAAAGAAGTTATAGACGATATTCCACATTTTAGATATTACAAAATAATAATATATAAACTTATTTCATTTGATAAATTTATAGAATTATTAAAGCAAGATATTATTATTGTGGATATTATCGGAAGAATTTCTAGAAGTGGTTCTGAAATAGGAAGACAAAGAAATAAAAACTTAGTTTTTAAAATT